TGAAACTGTTCGTCAGCTTCTTCGTTACCATACAACTTAAAGCTAGAAAAGACATCAACTTCAAAATCATCTCTCTTCTGAGACAAAGACCGAACCGCAGCTTCTAGTATGTTCAATCCACGATGTGGTGTAGAAAAATAGATTAACTTGATCTTTCCGTCTTTTGGTTTTTCGTGTGCAGGAATTTCATTGATTGCGTTTTTGATTACAATCCCTTCTTCATAAGGTATACCTAAATATCGAAAATACTTATCCTGCTGCCAATGCGACACAAACACAATCTTCTCAAATCGTTTTCGAGATTCAGGATCCTTTAAATGCTCAGATTCAGGATCACCAGGAAGATCATGCAACCACAAAATATTAGGACGCCCATCAAAAAACTCATCGCGAACACGCGACTGTATAATGTTAAACTCTTTCCAAAGATCAGCAGGAAGGTGCGAATACAATTCTTCCAATAGAAGCTCAGTGCCGCCCTTTGCATTAGAATTGACCATATTCTTCGTCAAATCAAATTTAATATCTGCACTATCATCGACTATATCTAATGAGAATTCCGACATAATTTTCTCCTAAAATAGAGAAAAGGCGACAAGGAAATAAATCCTCGCCGCCCTTTCCGTCCGCTATTATATGGTTGTGTGATGACTAGTTCTGCACCATACCGTAGCGCGCGGTGCTAGTAGCCGTAGGCTCCTGAGTAACCTCCCAGTTACCATACGCCTCAACCGTGCTCTTGATATGAGAAATCTGAGCGCGGAAGTTCTTAACACCAAAGCGGGCGCGCGCCTCAGCCTCGGTCAAAGTACCACCGTTTGCAAGATAATCAACAACCTTGCGAGTCTTACTACCAGGACGAAATGCCATAATTTACAATTTCCTATTATATCGGCTCATAATAAAAAGTATATTGAGAATCGCCGACTCACTCTCAAATACATACATCAATATATAGATATACTATACTGAAAATCTTGCTTCCATTTTCTAAAAATGTTCTCCATATCCTCCAGAATGGTTTTCAATCCATTCCATCAATTCATCATATCCGCCAATCAGTTGATTGCCATCAAAAATCTTAGGAACAGTTTTACTCATCTCATGCTTATTTGCCAATTCATGAAATTCCATAGGAGATAGCTTTTCTGGAATACTAACTACCTCAAAAGGAATATTATGATCAGATAATATATCTTTTACCCTAACACACCAAATACAATTTTTAGTTCCAACTATAGTCAACATATCAAGACACCCAAAAATCTATAAAAGTTTCATGAACGTCAAATTCCACAGACTTTTTCTTTCCGTATTGATCCGGAGCTTCATACGTTTTCCGAATACAATCCATCCAATGTTTAATATTCATATTCGCACCAGGAACAATTGTTCCAACAACAACAGCCTTATTTCGATCTGCCATATTAATTTTCCTTCTTGTCTATAATATACTTTAATATATAATACGAATCTACAATATCCGAAACTGGATTAATAACCTTTGATGCTCTAGGCGTCAACAGCCCTTTCAAATCTACCTTAGGATTATCCTCGCAAAATTTTTCATACATTTGTTCTTTGTTTGCATTACCTTTACCTGTAGCATATTTTTTAATCGCCGAAGGTGCAGCAACTTCAAATTTAAGACCAAACTCCCATATTCGATCTTTTAATATTCCGGTGTTCTCTGCAATATTAAATACTCTACCAGTCGAACCGAACGAATATCCTTCAATACAAACATAATCCACTTCATGTTCTTCAAGAGCATCCAACGCCCAAGAAGATATTATATCATACCTATCTTGATCCGACTCAAATTGCTCATGTGTATTTCCGTTTATGTTTGACTCTTTATATTTCTCGAATCGCGCTAAGTTAGATAGAAAATAGCACGTCACAGACGAGAAGTCAATGATTTTTTCGTCTGATATACAAATGGAAGGAGAAGTCAGAGAGTAATCTATTCCAGCATATATTGGCACTCTATTCCTCCTCTTCTAAATCATAATCTATGTTATACGTTCCACAAAAAGGACAATATCTAGCTTGCTCTAAATACCCATCCATTCTAGTGCATACTGAATATTCAATATCACACTCTTGGCATTGTAAATTTAATTCTAATATCGGCTCATCTTCTTCAAAATCAATCGGCATACACAACACTCCTAAACAATTTCACATTCTCCAGCAGCACATGCCAATTCTTGTGAGCCTAACGTCTGATCGGTATTTTCATATCTTGCCAATTCTGACCAATCCACCGACTTAGGCATTCTCTTTGATTGTTCGTTATATTCTTCTTTTGAACAATCTGTATACGGAGCTTGCTTGTAAATGTGATCCGAGAAAGGCAAGAAAGATATTCCACTAATCTCATCAAAATGCTTATATACCCAAGCACCAACTTCAAACCATTCGTCCTCTTTTACCGATACTGTGCAAGAAGGTTTATGCTCACACCATGCTCTCTGATACACCAACCAATGTTCCAATTGCTCAATCGCACTCATATCTTTTCTGAAGATAGCGTTCGAGGGAGCCTTCACCGGAAACGAAAATACCCAATTGTGTGTAGGCTGCATGATGTCATCTTCAACTGGAAAACCAACATCGACCATCATCTTCGCAAGAGGATCTTTCTTATCACCACGAACGGTACGAATGTAAAATGGATTATGTCTCGCATGAATTCCACTTGCAGCATCAACCAACTGAGACACTGTGCCGCTCGGCTTAACACATGTAATCGCTGTCGATTGATTAATGCCTAACTTTTTAGCCCATTCTTTATTGGTATCAACTGCAACTTGACGCAGTGCTCTAAGTCGATCTTCTAGATTCTTCTTCTTACCATTAGTCAATTCACTATCCATAATTCCAGTTAAACTGACACCAAGTAATCTCTCCTCCTCACAATTTCGTTTCCAAGCACTACCAACATATCGAAATGATGTCAGTGTCGATTGCATCGTACCAAGTATTGTTGCCAAACGAACCTTACGCTCCAACTCTTCCATAGAATCACTTGGGCGAGCAATAACTTCAGACAAATTGCAAAACTGCTTCGACCGCAGAACAATCTCACTACACGGATTAGTTCCAAACTGGTGATCAGGATCTCTTCTTCCACCCTCAATGGCTTTGTTCTGCGACGCTTTTCGTGAAAAAATTCCTCGCTCACCACTCTTACTCTCATACAACGAAAGCCACTCTGCCATAAAGATTCCAATATCAGGCTTCTCTGTATATGCAGCAGAATTGTTTGAAAGCGCACGCTGAGAATTTGCAATGTGCCATTCACCACTCTTCGCGTGTCGCATTCGTTCGTCTGACAAATTAGACAGCGAAAGTAACGCAGAACGACGCACACCACCAACAACCACAATTTCAGCAATCTTACAAACCAAATCATGACATTCAATCGAAGTCAACTTACGACCAGAAGCACCGGAAAAAATCCGAACACAAAAATGAAAAAGATCATCCAATGGCTCGGGGCCAGATGCTCGTCCACCAAAAGTCTTCAATGGAGCACCAGCAGGTCGAATCTTGCTCAAATTCCAACTTGGGATCTGACCAGTATATAACATTGCGATCAACTCTTTAAGGGCCTTTGCCCAACCCAATTTAGAATCTGCAACGATAATTGTAGTTTCTGTTGAATGAAATTCTTCGGCCACAACCGGCAACGAATTTGTAAACTGTCTCTCTACAGAAAACCCAACACCAGTTCCATTCATTAGAATATACAATATCTCATCAAAAGAACGAGGATTGTCAATCGCAACAAAAGAACAATTATAACCTGCAATATTCTCTCGCGCCAATGCCTCTCCCGCGGTCATTAGACAACGCATAGATGGCATCACATCAAGCACCAATACTGCATTCTCTAATTCTTCTCTATCTGCCTTAGATAGTTTACCTTTAGTATTCTCTTGCAACTGCCATTCAAAAAAATCAAAATATCTCGCAACAGTTTCGTTCCAAGTTTCTCTTCTACCTTGCTCAGGCAACCATCTGGCATATCGCGATAAATGTATAAATTGTTGATATAAGGTGGGCAATTCAACTTCAGTCTTCTGCATCATCATTACTTCCTTCTAAAACTAATGCTTCCCAGGATTTAGGAAAAATAGGATTAATTTTTTCGTTCCACATAGAAGCCAAATCACGAATCTCTTTTTGTGCAGTCTCCTCAGCTCTCAAATGATATGCTCTTGCCCAAGCAGCCAAAGAACCAGTCACATAATATGAGGTCATCATTCCTTGCGGCAAAATCATTCGGGCTTGCTCTGCACAAATTCCTGATTCTAACATCTCATTATATACACTCAAAGATGTATTATATATCCAATCTACTTTTGAAGATACCATAAAATCATCATCATAGTCTATTTTTCCTCCTTTCATCGTGGAAGACATTTTTTCTATAAAATCTGTCTGAGAAGATCCTTGCTTCACATTTTTGGCAGAAGCTCTCCACTGATCAGGTAAATAAAAGGTCGGTTCGTCCTTAACATATCGTCTAGATACTTCATTATAACAAAAGCCAACGGTGTGCTTGAATCTCTGTCGAGCCACAAAAATAGGTACAGTTTCTCGTAATGTAATCATAGCATGACCGAACGGAGTCCAATGCCCATTTTTAGCCAAATATCTGATTAGCTTTTCGTCTTTATCGTCTAATTCATCGACATGTTTATTATGGCTCACTCTGGCAGCATTCACTACAGTCAGATCGCTCCCCATATGATCAACCAACTCAACACTCATTTTCTCATTCATAGATCAAACCTTCTTCCAATTATGAAATGCAGCCACAGCAGATATGCCTTTATGTGTATTACTATCTATAATATCGGCAACATATTTCCAATCAGCAAGCACCATATCATTTATGTCTTTCTCATAAACATTTTCTGGCCAAATACAAACCGAATATCCAGCTTCAATCATCTTCAACTGTTGAGACAATACTTCCTTATTTCTCGGCTCATTGTCAAACACTAATACGCATTTATCTTTAGGAACAACGCTATCTAATTTAGCAAAATCAGCACCAGACACCGCAATACCATTCTTCAAAAACAACGAATCGATTGGACCTTCTACCACATATATCTTTTGACTCTTATCCACACGATCCAATCCATAAATCATAGGATGATCAGATAGCTTCAACGTCAAATACCTTAGATTATTTTTAGGATCAATTGCTCTACCAGTCAAACCGATCAACTCACTATGCTCGTTATAATATGGAAAAAGTATTCTAGCAGAATGCCCCGCTATTCTGTCCTTATATTTGTCTGACAATTCTTCCAACTTCTCTTCATCGTCCAAATAATACATATAACCATAATGATCAGATGAGATTTTTCTACTCTTCGCAAATTTCATTGCCGAATGACTAATATCACATTTCGACAATTTAATTGATCCAATCTTAGTCAAAGGATCTACGCTATGAAATTTAGGAGCTCCAAAATTGTATGACACAATCTCTTCTTCCTTTTTATTTTCAAATGTTCTATTACCTTTAAATCTTTCCATAACATATGAATTATACAATGACACATCTACATGCTTCAACAGATTAGCCAAAGAGCATCCTACCGAACAATTATGACACTTAAAAATTAAAGAGTCTTTCAATTCATAAACGTAGCCTCTCGCCTTGTATGCGTTCTTTTCAGAATCACCACAAAACGGGCAACGAAAATTATAGAGATTATTATTCTTTTGCTGAAAACGATCTAGCTTTGGGGACACAAGTTTAATAAACTTATGATCTACATAAGACATTCTAATTCCTAAGAGTAGGGCAATCCTCACCACAAACAACTTTATCTAAAGCACGACACATTCGCTCTGTCTCTGCAATATGTAGTTCTAGATTTCTTATATCTAATTGACCATTCTTCTGCATTTGCAGCAATTCACCAAACTCAAAATATGCTTTTGGTGACCATCCAGGACATCTTATTTGAATAGGATCTGGGGCAAAATGCTTACAACCCGCTACGATCACGAATATCATCAAGCAAATCTTCACCAAGAGTAATCGGCTCATTGAGTGCTTCAATTGCCTCTTTTGCATTATTAATCACCTCTCCTAATTGCTCATTTTCTTTTTGAAGGGCACTCGCCTTTTTAGAAACTCGAACCAATCCATATATCAGACCAAATATTACAACAAAAATTCCACCAACAATCATTAAATTAGTAGTCATTCTTATCTTCCATACAATTTAGCAATTGGATCATTTTTACCAATTTTCAAATAGGTCATAGCACCAGTTACTTCATCTTCAATAATTATAGACTTACTAGGATTTAGTCTCGCATATTCTCTAACATCATTTCCAATTTCTTCATCTTGAATATATTTCGCAAAACGCTCACTCTTCATTTTAGCCGAAGCACATCTACTATACGATTCACTTGGAATAGTAAAAACCTCACAACCATTAAACTTTTTTCTCTTTAAGGGTTTCGTCCTATTCCTGGGCCCTGGAGGCTCACCAGTAAGACCCGCAACAGACGACACCGCGGTGCCTTCTTCTCTAATGAATCGGTTGAACTGAAAATCGATATTAGAAAATGTCTTCATCTATATTTTCCTCAATTTGGTTATTACAACAGAATCTAGTGATATGTCACTACTTACGATATCTCTTCCTCTAACGCCCCTTACCACTTCTGGCATAAATCCTAAATAGATTAAAAACGTCTTCAATAAAGAATAATCATCTACATCAATTTTAAAGAACAATATTCTAGTAGCTGCTTCAACAGGAAATACATTATACAAAATAATAATGTGATTCAGTATCAAACGGTCCTTCAATTCACCAGTCTGTGTATAGCGATTAAATAACCTCTTGATATACTTGATGCGCTTCATATCATCATAAAATTCGTCAACGCCAGAACACTGGGGATTGTCGTAGGCCTTTAACGCAAATATATCAACATTCTGATCAGTCAACACATCAAATAACATAAAAAATCACACTTTTCTATTTTCAATCCTCACTTCTCTTATATAGCATTTAAAACCATACTATCATGCAGGAATTACATAAACATTAGCAGTGGTGATAAATGCCGATGCTGGACCTCCTGCCGAAGTTGTGGCAAAATGAGTATTCACATTACATGTAATATCCGTTGGATTATCTTTCAAACGAATAGCCAAGAATGATGGCCAAAATTTGGTCGCGACGCTCGGATCCGCGCCGCCGATGCCGCCGTCGCCAGCGGTAGCAAAAGCAGTAGTAATATTACCAGTGCCAATTCCGTGAGTTGCGTTTGCAGTCACTTCAAAGACTAAAGTATTTGTGTTATTTCCATATGCTTCACCAATAGTCTGTGTACCAGGACTGTTAAGCCCACCATAGTGGCCAGCATGGCCACCATATACGGCATACGCTATCCCGGCCGAACCAACAGAACCAGGAGATACACCGCTCGAATTTGCCATCTTGATATTTGGACCAGTATAGAATGTTGCGCCAGCCACAATAACTTCGCGATCAAACGAAACTTTAACTTGAATCACATCATTTTCATTATATGTCTGTTTATCAAATGCAACGGAAACGATATTTGCAGTATTGATCGGATTCGTTCTACCAACGATGTCGAGACTACTATTTGTGGTACCACTACTAGTAGCCACAAGAACCTCTCGACGGACTCGGCTGTTACCCAAATTGTCTGTATATCTCTGTTCATGAACAAAACCAGTTCCTTTATTTGATATACTATTTGCAGTAATATATGTAGCACCAACATCATTGGTAAATGGTCGACCACGATTTGTAGTATCAACATCACCTGGATTCCATGGAGCAGCAGTTACACTCGCTCCATTGGATGTATTTCGATTCTTCAACCAAGTAGGTAATTTGTCTATTTGGCTGCCGGTTCCTTTGCCTAATCCCCAGAGTGGCATATCAATTCTCCCTTCGGTAATGTGATACCTATTCCTTTAATCTATTTATACAAAACCCAACTTCTTGAGCTTTGCGATTGTTTTACTTGCTGAAGTATGATGCACCCCAATACCACCAGCAGCTTCAAATTCTCTAATATTCTTGATGTAGTCGTCAACTAGAATATTAGGCTTACCGGCTGCATTTAACGCATACTTCTGTTTATCTTCCCTCATTACTAAGTTAATCTTATTCTTAGGAAGTCTCATATTTCGATCTAACCAAAGCAACTTTCCATCATGACTATATCCTTTTGGATCATTTCGCTTCTTTTTGTATGCAGACAAAATCTCGACATCATGCTTTTTTAGAAAATTCCACAACTGCTTTCCATCTTTCGTCCAATTAAGATTCTCCCAAAACTCAATACCAGCATCCTCAATCATTTTGTGTAACTTATTGTTAGACACCTCAGGAGGAACATTACCTTTCGAGTCAATCATTTTTTTGCATCGCTTTTTCCAATCTTCAATAGACATTCCACATAGCTCTTTCACGCCTCTGGCATAATCAGCAACCACTCCATCCATATCCAACATAATAATAGGCGAGTCGCTTCTCACTTCAACCAACAACTGATTGTACGTCTTCACTTACTCGATCTCCCAACCCTCTGGCAATTTCTCAACATACATGTCTTTCTTATTGTCGTAATACTTTCCTTCCTTTGGATCATAATATAATATAGCACCATTCTTGAATCTAAAAGGTCCTTCTAATCCTCGAATATCTGGATATTCTTTAGTATCAATTTTTGGCATAGTCTTAAATTTTTTCTGAAACTGTCGAAAATGATCTCGGGCTCCAGCTTCTTCTAAATCAGGCTTATCGGATCCAAATCCCTGCACATTGTTAGTGCCTGGAGTTTGTCCTGGAGTCATATCCTTATATCTATTCGCGCCCTCGTCTGTTCCCCACTCTACGACACCTTCTTTAAGCCCCTTCACAAATGCTTTGATGTCAAACTTCTCAGCTTCTTCTCTTCGCACACTCTGGGGATTAGCCCGAATGTACTTTTGAGTCTTTGTGCTAGGACCAGTTCTACTACCAATTCCCCCAGAACCAGTTTCTCTGTTGGGTATATGAATTGGACGACTGTCCTTAGTGCCAGCCTGAGACATTCGTTTAGTTGTCGAGCCTTTATCTTTTAGGTGTGCTCGCCTAGCCTTTTCTGCTGGACTGGCCTGTGCCTCCCATCCTTCGCCATGCATCTTCTTCTCAGCTTTGCGAGCCAACTCTTTAGATCCTGGACGACCACCCCTAACCTTCATAGTTTGCTTCTTCTTAGCACCACGAGCAACACGAGGCTTGAGCTTTGTAATCTTTCCGCCTCGCTTGAGGAAGTCAGCCACAGTCTCTTCATCCCAATATTGAGCTTCTTCCCAATCAACAGACTCTACCGTAGGATTAATAACAACAGGATCTTTCTTTCCGTTCTTACCTTCCTTCACTTTAGATGCAATCTTCTTTCGTCGGTTGTGTAGATACTCATCAGAACCGTCAACGTCACCATCGTTATCGATGTCTTTGTCATTTCGGTTTTTAAAATTCTTCTTGAGTGCCTTCTTGTTCACACTATCAAGACCACCCTCGTGTATAAACATCTCTAGAAGATTATCAATATCTTCATCAGTCAGTTCATCGAAAGATTCCTTTTTAGCCTTCGCGGCTTGCTGTTGTTGAAACTTCCTCATTCGTTCCTTATCTCGACGAGCCGCACCTGCACCCCGATCCCATTCCCCAGAAGCCTTTCGTTGCGCTCGCTGTTGTCGAATCTCTTTCTGTCGCTGTTTGTGTTCTTCACGATCTCTTTTCTCATCTGCCGCAGTATACTTAATAGGCTTTACTTTAAGTCTATGCGCTCCTCGATGCCTACCCATTGAATCAGCAGGCTCATAATCACTATCCTCATCTTCAGAAATCAACTCTAAATCATTCTTCGGAAGATTTGCAGTAACACGATCCACATACTGATCCTGATCATTCATTCTAATTTTATCTTCGGTATCAACAACACCAGAAACAGCATCAAGTAAGTCTTGGTCTAGACTCTCGACACCAGTAAAACCTGTAGTCTTCTTATCGTTGCTCATTATACAACACTCCTGCTTCTGCGCTGACGATCTTCTCGGTCCTGCGCCTTTTGACGTAATTGTCTAATCTTATCAGCAGCCCTCATTCTAACTGCTTGTGTCTTTTGTGCCAACTGTCTTCTTCTATTCGCAATCTTGTCTGGTGATAACCGACCCTGATAATCTTTTTCTGAAATGAAGGTTTCAAAGTCTTCGTCTATTACACTGCTATTGTATTCTATCGACAAATCTTCATCTAATACTTTTCTAGATTTACCATTAGATATAAACGAATTAACTCTAGAGAACGACCATTGATATACATCCATCTCGCTTAAACAATCACCCGCTTCCCAAGAATCAATGCCCCTTAAAAACACTTCCTCAAGAACATCATACGAGATACCAGATTTTTCGGACTTCTCTTGCAATTTTGCAACTACTTTTTTAACCTCATTAGTCATCTCTTTATCTCCATATATTTGGTCTTTATGCAACAGCATAAGTAATCTATGGTATATAATGTCATCATCTATCACAAAATCAAATAGCTTATCTGTTGTCTGATAAACTTTTCGTCGCATCGTAGGATCGGATTGCGACTTTTTGAAATTATTAAATGCTCTTTTGGTTAATGGTATATCAGCCTGACCATCTACTGCTAATCCAAACCTAAGCAACTTATTAAATCTTGGTCCACCAATACCACCAGACCTTAAATCTTCAGATACATACTGATAATCTTCTTTAATCCCCATACCACTTCGCACCGCATTAAATAAGTCCTTACCACCTTTATATCCTCGAGGCAAACCTTTTGAAAACGAAGCATAGTCTCCAGAAAATGCGGCTGCTCTCATCTTAGATGCAGACATTCCGGTAACATCATCCGCATCAGGATCCCTCTCACCCGCACTCACAATATCAATTGAATCGAAATCATAATCTTTTCCATTATATCGATTCAATAAATCCTCAAACTCCTTTACTCTATCTGCACCAACCACTAACACCAGATTAGAATAACCTTGACTTTCCGATTTCTGTGCAGCCTTTATCACAGTATTCACAGATACGTCGGATGAAATGTTTTTAGAATGATCCGGAAACATCCTCTTCATAAATCGAACCTTCTGCTTGAAGGTGAGAGGATTCTTTTTTCGATCTACAGATTTGGTTGGGTAGACCAAATAATCAGCATTTTGGGAACGAGCCTCTTTGGCGACACGACGAAATACAACCTCATGACCTGTTGTTGGGGGATTAAATCGACCCCAAGCAATAACTACTGTATCTTTTCTTGCCATAGCAGGTTTCCCTTAGCCTAACTGCCAATATATTATTTATTCATCTACGTCGCGCTACATCTTCCCTCTTTTTAACTCTAACTAACTGTTTAGTCTTTCGTCCAATCAAACCTTGTTTCTTTTTCACTCTCAATTCAATTGCCCGTCTAAATGCTGGATTCACATCAGACGGATTCTTTCCTCTAGTCAGCTTACGAAAGACATCTCTTCTAGCCTGTCTCTTTGCCCTTCTCTGAAGAACACCAGTACCGGCGACACGCTGGCGGGCGCGCTTTCGACCGCGGCGTAATTTTGCGCGATTTCGTTTCATTTGAATTCCGCGCTTCTTTCTTTGCTGTGCGGTCAGAACCTCATCCAACTCTGCCCACTCAACGAATGATAACATTTACTTACTCCAATTTTTTTGAGCAGTGAAGTTATTATATGAAAACTCAAGGCGGTCAACTAATTTAACGGCATTTTTACCTAATCGGTCCACTGCAACATAGCCTTCGTCACCAACTACCTTGAAACCCGTGGGCGTTTGCACAAATGTTTTCATCGCACCCGCTCCACTATTTAGCTTTTTTACAATCATACTTTTGGCATCTACCAAATGAATTTGAAATTCCGTAATCTGTTGAATCGTTTTCAAATTTTTCTGTATGATTCTCATATGCTCTTGCATCTTCTGTCGTTTGGCTTCTTTAGTTTTTTCAGTCTTTACTTTTCCGATTGCCTTTGTCTGCCACCAATCCTCAAAATACCTCAAATAATCCATGCTGTGTTTTCTGGGATCTTTAATCGCCTTTCCAGCTCGAATAAAACTGTTATTATAGGTCTTAAAAGACGAACCAGCAGCAGATGCTAATTGAGATTGTGCGCGAATGAATTCGTCAAGAGACTTAGTATTGATTTTTTGGAAAACTGATTCGGCGCGAGAAAGATAACGAGTCAATTCAATCGTCTCTTTATCGGTAAACAAAACCTTACCCGATACATCTTGATAATCTGCATTATCGAACCAAACAGAGGGAGTGCTTCTAAGACCAGAAACATTCGCACCAAACGATGCAGTCATATCAGCAAGAGTTGGACCTCCCTCATATGTCGTATGAAATATAATTCCCATCTTTGCTTTTTGTATTGTCTTAGCTAAATCGCTACCCGTAGGAATCGCATAAACAATCGTGTTTGGCTGAAATGTGATATATTCTTGCCCGTCGATAGTTTTAATTTCTAGGTCATCAGAAGAAAACATCATATCACCCTGAAGCACACCAGTAATACCGAGCTTTGGTAACTCTTTCAGTGCTAGTGATAGCTTCTCTCGTAATCCACCGCTATATCCATAAGTATCTAAATCGGCAGTCGTTTTAACGATCTTAGGATTCTTAGCAAAGACACCTTTGGTTCCAACAAAAAACTTTCCATCAGAAGGATCAATGCCAGCAAATACAGCAGGCGCTCCATCCCACTTTACAGTCACATTCACCTTCTTGGATGAATTGCCCGCTAACATATCGCGAAGCTCTTGCAAAAAATTAATAGACGCGCGGCCACCTTTAACACCAAAGTTTAGAATTTCATCCTCAATATGCTCAAGGTGAAGATTCTTCCCGGGTGATGCGGCCTCAGATATTATATGCTGATAGAATGATTTCATTTTTTCATCCTTTCCAATCTTCTCCACTGAATTTTATAGGAGATGCCATAGCCTGCGATCCATACTTAACACGCATTTTTAATATGGGTAAACGATGCTCCGAATTCTCACTACTTGAATATGACATGAATATTCCAATACCATCATTTCCAACTTTTTTCATATGTGCATAATAATCCCAATTAATTTTAGCGTGCTTTTCTAAAGGATCCATAATTTTTGCGGTGAATGGCAGCTTAACGCCTTTACCAGTAACTTTAATATATGGAGGACCAATAATATCTACATCCATCCAATTACTATTTAAATGTTCTTTTAATTTATCTTGAGATATGCTTTTCAATTCATTCATAAGTGCATCACGCAGTTTTCTCAATGTAATGTCTCGGGCAGCGGCAGAGGCAGCAACCAAATCACTATCTGCCCTAATCTCTGTTTTTCTTTTACTCTGAACAGTAGAAAGATTGTGTTTCTTAATAAATTTATTCTGCTCTTTATCTAAAACGGATCTCAAATCAACACCAAGTGCCTTTTCTATAGTGCCCATACCTGGATTTTTGAATCCTGGTTCAGTAGCCTTTGTTGATTTTGCCGACAATCCTAAAAACACACCATTATCATACTGAACTAACGTATCAGTAGGATTTTTTCGAGAATCAACCGCCTTCCCGAATGCCTTCGACAAAACACCAGGTCGTGCAGTCCACCAAACTTTCACTGGCTTACTTTTAGAATATTCTAACCGGCTCGATGTCCATATTTTAACTTCTTTTGCCATCTGTTCCGCTCTTAAAGACTGTATTGCGTACTCATCTTCTCCTATCTGTTTTTTTCTTTTTTCTAACTGTCCCTTTACATATTTCGAGTCCTGAAATCCTGTCCACTTACCACCTAACATATAATATCCTAGAAGAATTTCATTAACATCCGCCCCAGCGGTATTAAGAGCCCCTCTTGTTTTTTTTCTTTTTTTTGCTTCCGACAAATCTCTAATATATTTTTTAAAACTATGAGGCATTATCGAACCCTCAAAACATTAGGATTAATTCTTTTTTCATACACAGCTAGAACTCTAATGCCAGGATATTCTTTAATAGTCTTTCGTGTTCTGTCGTTTCTTACCAAAAACCAAACAGTATGATCACCCTTAACATCTTCAGGTTTTCTAATGATACTGGATACCTTAATTGTTAGCATATTTTTATCATAATCCATATTAAAATCATCTTGACTGAATGTTTTCTGAACTACGCTTCCCCTATTACCAACCAAAAGATCGGAACCGAACACAACTTCTTTTGCTTCCTTTTTTGAAGCCTTCCTTGCAAAATTGGGAGACAACGAGTACACTGGACCGCTTTTTCTCAATTCAATTCTGTCAGCAGCAACAAGCTCATCGATCAATATTTCTGCATATTTGTGCCAATATGAATCGGCTGATTCCCAAATTTCTGCATTATCTTTCTTGATTGATATTGGATAATCGTTTCTAGTTGTCTCTAATATAATATCCGCTTTCTTTCTTCCTGTCGTATCTCTTCCCATCTCTTTACAATTAACGACATTTCTTATGACTTGTTTTTTCGTACCAGCTTTAATTGTAATATCAATTGGATCGCCTTCATTTTCCGCAATAATATCATTAATAGATTTTATCATCACTATTTCATTTTCAATACCAGCAGATTTGTTTCCCTGCTTCGATGCCGGCTTGGCCAATATTGTAAACGACTCGACTTTAACAGATCCAGCACTAGAAGCACCTGTTGGCGTACTATCATACTTTGCTCCTGGTATATCGTTCACTATTGTTTTCAATAGATCAACACGATTATCAGAAGTAAGAACAGCAATACGCTTCGATGATATTTTTTTAGTTTTGCCATACCTAACTAAAAATTTTTCAAGGTCTTTCATATTCACATCAGCACCCCATATTTATGTTTAATTCTAATATTTATAATATATCATAGTTCCCTATGCCTTCGCAACTATAATACACCTTACGGATACCAAAGGCAGCAATCGCCCTCTGACAGCCAACACATGGTTTTGCCATTCCCCAAGTAAAGGTAGGATCAAAGTGTGTTGGATGTTTAACGCGACAAACATAAAGGGAAGACTTAGACAAAATTCTCTCGTCTACTCTTTTCAGTGCATTGACTATAGCACATATTTCAGCATGGAGATATATTGAATTTTCATTCTTACCATACTTCTTCTGAAACGGATGACTCTTTTTCTGGTTCGTACCTATGGCAATTATTTTATTTCGATACACCAAACCAGCAGCCAGACGAGCACGATTACTCATCTGACTAATATCAATATCTTCTGCAACCAAAGATAGTGTCTCTAAATAATTCACATAATTCGGCATAATATAAAAAGGATTAGCCCCACCACAGATCCAATATAGTTCCCAGGCGACTTGCAGATCGCCTACCCGACTGATCGTTATCAATCGTTATAAATCAAACTACGATGCGTTCGTCGCTCTACCGAAATTGGCACCGAGTAAATTGACAAATTTTAGCACCGCATCAACAACCTTATTATCACTCTCGTTGGGCGTCAGAGTCGCAACCAAAGCAGCGACACCAACTACCTGAACTACGATATCGTATACTACATTTACATTTTCAATTAACCATTCCATTTAGATTTCTCCTTTACATAAAACAAATATTATTTATATGTATTATACTTTAATTCCAGAGTAATCTCTTTTGCCATTATGTGATGAAGAAGTGGAGTCATCCATAATGTCTTCCTGTGCAGAATCATCACAATCGTACAACCTCATCTTAGCACGATCAACACCAACAACAAATCTTCGATTAGTCGCCAAATCACTATATCGATTCTTCAATTGCTTAACCATAATTTGATTCAATTGTTCAAGCTCCTCGCTTGTAATAAGAGCCAAAAACAAATCAGCAGTAGCAGGCAAGCCAAAACTCTCAGCAACATTTTCCATCCCAACATCAGAACTAGAAAAACCTTCTCGATTAATCTGTGTAGCAGTAATTATCGGAATTGTTCTCTCAACTGCAAACCCTCTCAATTCTTCTGCAATACTCTTAATATATGCATATGAATTGACGTTCCCACCAGGCTTAACTCGATTCGAGATACAAATATTGATATAATCGATAATCAAAACATCTGGCTGAAAGTTCTTTTTAAGATTCAACTCATTTAGCAAATGTCTAAAATGCGAAACACCAGCTTGAGCTGTCGGATATTCTTTAACAATTAGTTTACCGCTTGTCCCAGATCGAACGCGCTCGACTTTTTTGTCATATGATTCTTTTGGTAAATCTTTCAAATCTTGCAGTGCCACATTTAATAGATTCGCATCAATTCTCTCAGAGATTCTTTCCTCTGCCATTTCTAATGTAATGTATAATACATTCTTACCTTGACTAAGATACGATGCAGCAAAATGACACATCGCTAGAGTCTTACCGACACCAGGACCAGCCATTAATACATTCAGAGTCTTATCACAAATACCACCGTCAGTAATCTTATTGAAATACTCCAAGTCAAATGGAGTATGACTCTCTCGCCTATGATAAAAATCATATCGCTCATCAGAATCTTCTAGATAATCATGACCAATATGAGTATCGAAAGAAACCGATAAAGCACCACTCAATATATCAGGAATGGCTCCTTTATCTTTCTTGGAATCATTATCAATGATCTTAATAGATTCCATGATCGCATTATAGATTGATCGATCTTGACAAAACTTTTCCGTATGTTCAATCAGCCACTCTTCATTTGTAGATTCGGCTTCCTTAAACACATCATCAAGCAAACCATGAACCATATCAAGCTCGGATTGCTTAATTGTTGTCAAGTTTTCAATTCCAATCGACAATGCTTCCTTGGTAGGAAGATCATTATAACTGTCGATGAAATTATAGATCGAATCAAATATGATTCTCTCTGAAGAATCTTGAAAATAATCAGACTTTAGAAACGGGATTACTCTTCTGGTATACGACTCGTTCTGTGTCAGATTTTTCAGTATAACTAACTCTACGCGATCCGTCATCTACTTCCTCTTCACTTTTATCAAAATCTTGCTCTATAATATGCACCAAAACATCGCCAAGCAGATTCTTAAAATCTGTTTCTTCCTGCTCGTTTAAGTTATTTCCTTGCAGTGATGAAGGAATATCTAATACATCATAAGTAAATCGTAAAGTTATTTTTGCATCTTTAGTTTCATCACCAACAAACGACACTTCATTATACTTATAAAGCAAACCTGAGAATTTTGTTTCCTTTATTAAGACACACCAATGGTCATCTTTCTCATCCATAGGATTTTCCACAAGTTCATAAATATCAGCTATCGTCTTGCTCGTAGTCATCAGCATCTACAATTTCTCCAGTATTGTCACCATATGTAAATTCTCGCTCACAATACTCATCAATTTTCTTTAGAATATCATCAGTAAAATATTTAGTAGGGTCAGCATAAATTCGCTTCTCAAACTGCTTAGATCCATCGGGCAATTCAATTCGACCCGCACTTCTATTAAACACTCCACAATCTACCGCAAGATCAACAAGACCATAATAACGATGCAAACCAGAATCATACCTCAAAAGAACATCGACAATTTTATTCTCTTTCGTCAATCTCGACTTGTGGTTTTTACAATGAATGACATGCCCAACAACTTCCTTACCATCTTTCTCCTTCTTGCGAGACAGATAGATGATATAGTCCGCAGCATACTTTAAACCAGAACCACCGCCCATCTCCTTAGTGGGGAACATCGAACCAATAACGTCATATGTGTGATTCGTTACCACCATAGGAACACGAGCCTGACCGAGCTTCAGCGTAAGTACACGAAATGCAGCCTTGAGAATCTGGCTCCGGGTCATGTCCTTAGTCTCTTTGCCTTCTGCACTATCGGTCATCTCTTTCGTAGTCGAAAGCATTCCTAAACTATCAAGACACAACATCATCGGTGGGCGATCATCCGGCTTATCTTCAAGATACTTATTCAATACCATGAGCGCCTGATGTCGAAACTCTTGGACAGTAGATACAGGAATAATAATCAATCTTTTGGAATCAATATTTCTTTCCTCAATCATCTTTCTCGTGATTGCAGACTCGCTCTCAAAATAAATCACACCACCATCTGGATTATTCTTTAAAAATTGACCAACAACGCCCAAAGTAAAGAATGTCTTACCCGTGGAAGACTCACCAGCAAATGCAGTAATCTTATTACCAGGAAGACCTTTATAAATCGAACCAGATAACAATGCATTCAATATATAAGATCCAGTATCAATATATCGATCCACATCAGCGTAAGTATCCACAAACTCATTTGCAGAACGAACATCACTGACAATTTTATCGAAATAATCCATTAATAGACCCTCTTAATTTCATCACAAATACCAAGCTCCAATGCATCTTTAGCACTCAACCAAACATCAGACGCAGGCAATAAAAACTCTCGAATCTTTTTTTCCGTCAAACCGGTACACTTCTTATAATGACTCATCATCATATTTGTAGTCAAATCAAATCCACGTTTTGCTGCAACCAATTCGTGTTCTTTTCCGTAAGTTCCCCAAGAATACTGATGCGACAGTATAGCCGTATTCGGTGTTAGTATTCTCATATCTCTCTCACCAGCCATAAAAATTGCCAAGCCGGCGCTCGACACTTCACCAATACCTACAGTAGATATTTTTGCAGTCGCACCTTTCATTATATCAATTAAGGCAAATGCGTCAGTCAGAGATCCACCACAAGAATTGATAAGCAACTTCAATTCGACAAAAGGCTCATCTACCAATTCATTTCTCAATATCCACTCAACAGCTATGCGCGCAGTCTCGTCATTAATGTCTCCACAGAGATAGTGTATTCCACCTTTCTCTAGCGTAACATCATCATAGGTCATACTAATCTCCTTACAATACTACTTATACTCACATTCAAGAAAATAGATGTTCCAAAGTAGCCTTACGCTCTGAACTCCACCCAATAGATTCCAAAATTACATTCAACGGATCTAAAAATGTCTTTTGGAATTGAAGGTCATAATCAATAAAATCAGACAAACCAAACTCATCAGGGAGTTTATCTACAATCGAAATCACTTTATCCTTTGCCAAATTTGGAATCTTCAAATACGAAAACTTGATTTTATCGCCATTCTGAATCATTGGAAAAGCCTTAGTTAAACCATGTTTTGCCAATAGGTCGTTATAAATCAATGCGCCGCGAACATGAATTGGAGTGTGCTTGACACACAACGTAACTGTACCTTTATATTTCTCCAAACCATTCACACCCCGAGGAAAAGAAACATCCTCAAAGCTCAAAGTGTAAAACTCCTTCTTAAATGAATCAATATATTCATACACAGCCTCTTGTGTGCTATTCATCACCAAACCCAAAACTTCAGTCAACTTCTCTCGACAAACTGCTGGTGTGGACGATTTTACTGTTTCGATGCCCATCATCTTTAGCTTAGGATTCTTATAACGTACGCCCTCGCTATCGTGCACATTTAGAATGTAACGCTTCTTTGCAGTCCACAATCCCTTATCTGCAATTACCTCTCGCGTCATAGACATCTTCTGTTCATATGCATTCATATAATCAGCCAATTCATCATAACACGAATCAATAAACGGTTCAAGTTTTTCTGTGGCAACCTTATCAAGAAAATTAACAATCTTATCTATCGACTCTAATGAAAATGCCCCCTCTGGAAATATCTTATCTACTAATTTTTCCATTGTGACATAAATTGAATCTGTATCGGACGCAATTACATAATCTACATCATCAGTCTTCAGCAACTTATTCAAATATCGATTTACCCTATCTTCAATCCATCGAATCGACAACTGACCAGCTTTGGTAATTGCTTCTGCCTGACGAATATCATAATATCGAAAGTATTGATTACCCAATGCACCATAAGCCGAATTAAGCTGAACCTTTCTGGCCAACTGAATATTGTTATACCTAGAAATATCGTTTGAATAATCGACGCTCTTATCGTTCTCTTGCTTTTTCTGAGTTTCGATCATCAGTCTCTTATACTTCTTTCTCTGCTCATACAACTCTTCCATCATCTCAGGAAGAAATCCTCGATTCTTGGTACTAAAGAATTGATAGTTTGGTGTCACTGTTAAATCATTACTCTTCAGCACTTCAGTATCGAACATTCTCTCAATACAATTTTCAATTCGTGCCACTGTTTTATGCGGGCCCAAATCAAAATTACTAGTAATGTCTTTTGATACATTCGACCTATCAACCAAAGTCTCAGGCGAAACATTATACTGCATGATCAAATGCGGATAGAGCGAATTCAAATCAAACGATACAATCCACTTATGCATACCCAAAATAGGTTCCTTCACATATGCACCTTCATACTGTGTGTTCTTTTCCGAATTATCTTTTGGTGGAATTACAATATTCTTAGTTTTTAGATGATTGTATATCATCGTATCCCACATGCGAACTTGAGCGAACACGTCATTATAATTCACCTTAGCCGAATACGCCAAAGCGAGAACCATATCGATAAACTTCATTTTGTTATCGATCTTATCGACCAACTCAACGTCACGAATATTGTATTCGATAAATGTCTGAAAATCATTATCGTACAGTGTATGTAGATTAGAAAACTCACTATAGTCTAGCTTTCGTTCACCCACCTCAACATGCCCAATATGATCCAATCGATAGCTCTCTTGTTGAGTGTAAGTAAACTTCTTATACATCTCAAGATAATCGAGTATAGACACACCAAGCAAATTCATAGCTTGATGCTGCTTACCGTGTATAATCGTATTACGAGTCGTAAATCTCTTCCAAGGAGAAAGACGTTTTGCTTCTTTCTCTCCTAGAACATTTATAATACGATTAATCAAATAAGGAATATCAAAGAACTGTACATTCCAACCAGTAACAATATCAGGCTCAATATCATTCCAGTATTCGATGAATGTAGATAAAAGATGTTCCTCATCTTCGCACATAATATAATGCACTTTACCAATAGGCTCAAGTGGTCGCTCCAAAGGCTTGAGGCCGACTACCCAAATCTGACCATCATTAGTTTTCGATGCGATAGAGACAACAGTTTCGCTCGCGTGCTCGGGTTCAGGAAAACCATTTCGCGAATCCACTTCAATATCAATATTGGCAATGACCAGAGAGTCTTTATCATATGCTACATCATTAGGATATTCATCCGAGATATAACAATAATTATAATTGCTGTTACCGTAGATTTGAAAATTATCTACACCATCATATCTCTCGGCAAATCTTCTACAATCCTTAATCGATCCAGGCTGAACACTCTCAACAGGAAGGCCGTCTAGTGTTCTATATTTTGAATCAGAATCACCACTCGTCACAAAATGAGTGGGATGATAGCGCACACGATCCTTATATCTCTTTCCGCGGTCGTCTACACCACGGACCAAGAGATAGTCACCAGACATCACAACATTAGTATAAAACATATTTTATATTCCAGGTCTTGAAGGCAATTTCAAACGAGTGAGAGGACCAATAATACCATCTGGCTCTAAGTCATTCTCTTTCTGAAAAAACATCACTGCTCTCTGTGTAGATGCACCAAATATCCCATCAACTTCTAATGGAAATATATTAGCGACCCTTATCGGATAATAATTATCCGGATCTTCGCTATCGTATGTTCGATTCCATTCGTCTCTATTCTCAACATAATAACGATTCAATGCGATCTGAACCGATACGACATCCATACCTCTGTCGAATATTTGTAGAATGTTTGGACCAACTAAACTTTTCTTAGTCAAATACCCTAGACTATCCAATGATAATATTTCTTTATAGCTGAAAACTGGACATCGCTTATCGGAAACCTCACAATGACCATGGAATGTAATCTCACCCTTATATGCACTATTTATTTGTTGAGCAAGATTTTGTAATGCTGCCATTTGTGCGACACGAAATGTATTTGATTCTAATCCATGTAAACAAATAGCAATACTACCGGTGTTATATCCAGCCTGAGCAGCAGGTATTTCTTCTAACGATCTACCTTTTTGTAATGTTCCATTAGTGGTAATAAAAAAATGATACCCAACATCACTCCATCCTCTATCTAAATGCCATTCACGGATAACAGCTACATCATCATGATCAGGATTGGACGATGCAGAGCAATGCAGAAACACTTTACGAACATCGCGATTCGGTTTTACGAAAGTATATTTATTCATATACTTATATATAAAAGAAGGAGGGCCCTAGGGCCCTCCTTCTTGTTTTTTTACTCGTTCAGCAATTCTGCATCACCAGATTCATTTCCATTAATAGGAATCACACGAGGCTTATTTTCTTCAGGAAGAACATTATTTAGCTCAATGACCAGAAGACCGTTCTTAAATTCGGCCCCAGAAACTTCCACAGTCGGGCTAAGTGTCCAAGACCGACTAAAAGACCTTCGCGCAATTCCTTGATGAAGGTACGTTGATGGATCCTCCCAAGAAGGAGTATCACGAATAGACTCAACGGTGAGTGTATCATCAGTCACAGTAACATTAATCTCATTTTCCTTAAATCCAGCCAAAGCAAGTTCGATAAAAAAAGTATTATCATTCTCTTTCACGAGATTATAGGGGGGATAAGATGCGTGTTGTGCTGTTCCGACACTTGAAGATACCAGACGATCAAAAAGCTGATCGAATCCAACAAGCCAAGGATCGTTTCGGAGTTCATTAAAAACCGTAGGAAGAGAAATAGACGTAGATCGGGTAACCATACCGTGTCTCCTTTCAAAAGCAAGACAAATTATTTAATTTACGAGAGCCTGAACATCAGCACTCTCATTTTTATTTATACACAATTACACAAAATCGAGGCTGCCAAAAATTAATATCCAGTAGAACCAAATCCACCAACTCGATTTGTTTTTTGTCCGGGCGGAATATCTATTTCACCAAGACCATACGAAGCATTCTGCATTGCCTCTGCCTGACACAACTTCATATTATTAGTAATAAGCAAAGGAGCATCTCTAGAATTTCGCACCATCACATATACAGGATCCACATAATCACTATCAATTACACCTTCAGAATTTTGCAACACCAGCCCCCTCTTTAACGAAAGACCAGAGCGAGCATGTAATCGAACTGACCACTTATTCGGAATATCAAAAATAATTCCAGTAGGAATTAATGCAGTCTCATTTGCGACCAGTGTAATACATTTATCATCACCAACCACAACATCTCTATTAACATTCCAGGAATCATATGCTTTGATAACCGAACCTTCAGGTAGATACGCAAACAGATCAAAACATGCAGATCCATATGTCGAAAATTCTGGAGAACGAACATCTGACTCTACTTTATAATAACCAATCTTTACCGAAGTAACAGAATCGCCAACTCTTCGCATATCACTTTTTTCCTATATTATATTTGGCAACTAAATTCCACTCATGCTTATTCTTGTGACTCAATATTTTGAACTGCCTCACAGGAACAACAGGATCAGAACTTTTTTTCACATCTACTAATGACAGTAAACCCCACTCGGCTAATAGATTTGCTATAGTGTTTCTTCTAGCAATATCATTCTCTTCTATATTTGTAGGCTTACCATCAAGAGCAAACAACTCTTTGAAGTGAACTATATAATATTTCGATTTCTTATGAAGAATGTGACACGATTGATATAGCGTCTTATCTTTTCGACTTGCAACACCTATACGAGTAAGTGTTTCACGAACTTTTAAAAAATCATCAGGATCATTTAATTCGACTTCAAGCAAATCACTAATTCTAATATTTACTACAACACGTTCTTTTTTCCTCACATCATCAACTTTTATTTCATTCATCACAATCAACCTCAAAATGAATATTCATGTTGAATATTTATAAATCACTTCTTTTTAATTCCTCCCGTTGACATGGACTTACGCATAGACTTCAATTGATCATCAGACAGAATTGTCAATGCTTCCATTGCTTTTTTGTTATTGTAACCGTAAAACTTTTTAACCAAATCTAGATCGGCATTCTTTTCTGGCTTTACCCACTTAGCGAATCGCTTCTTCTTTCTAATAGAGTTCAACAGAAAATCAAACTGCATCTTGTTATCCGCAAATGGCCTTTGGTTCATATCTTGAACCCACGGAATACAATCTGGCTGATACGACAAAGTTCGATTTACGATAAAAGGAAGATACTCCTTCTCAGTATTCGGATCTTCATCAATCAAATTCACTTTCTCTGAATTGATCGTCTTTAAAAAATCACCAAGATTAGCCATTAATATCTTTCCAATACTTCTTATATCCTTTGATGCTTCTCTTAACTCCCAAACTTGCATCCCAATAGATTTTAAATGTAGTTCCATAATACGCAACAATACTATAGAACATCAAACCAACAATCAACAGTATTACATCATCCACAGACAAACCCCCCTCAGATTCTCTCTCTTTCTCTTCCAATATGTGCAGATATCTGATGACCTTCCAACTTTGGAACCTCATACCAAATCGGAATATCATTGTCTTCGGCAAACTTATGCTCAATCACTGTTCCATGACCATCTTCCCAACCGGGAACAAAAAAGATATAATCACACTTTGCGATCACTGCAAGATCCGACTCAATCACATCATCATATGTAAGAAGACCCAGATCATATGCCCATTGATCATTTTCAATAGGCGAAATGACTGCATAACCCTTCTTCATAAAAAGCAAACTATAGTATCGCAAAAGATTACGATTCTTATCCTGCTCTTTCTTGGGAAGAGTGTCCCCATTACTAAAAACGCCAGCAACATATACGACAGGCTTACTCATGATAAACATCTCCATTTTCTTTACACTTCTCATCTTCATATGGAGCAATCTGTCTCCGATAGAGTTCCTGCTTGGCACACTCAAGCACGCCAATGGCAGCATTGTATCTTTCGTAGTTTGGGTTGTCGCCCAGATACCAATGAACCAATCGTGTGATAATATAATTCAACGTACCCGGTTTACATGGCCAATCTTCCTTTCCTCTACAATAATCATCACACAGGCGAGTCATTTTATGAAGAAAAGAATCCAGACCAACTTTGACAGTAAAGTCCGAGGGTCCGTCAATCAACTCACGGTCTTTCTTATGAATATACGGCATTACTTATCACGCTCCTTATCAAGAAAATGTTTCTTAAAAAAATGTTCCAGTGTTCCCAGACCATTTTCCCTCTCTTTTCGTATTTCGAGCCTTCTTATATTTGAAAGTGAATTTTCTTGAATATAACTATTAACAGATCCTTCTCTTCTACTTCCCGCTGGATGATAACCAAAATTATCAACAATCATTCCTAGAACCTCTTGCTCGTATTTGTGAACAATTTGCCCGCGAGTTTCTTCGGTGTAATCCTTAACACAATTTATTATTGCAATAGCAGTATCACCTAAACCTATATGCTCCTGTAACAACAAATACTCAGATTCGTTGCTGGGATGAACATATCTTTGCATACGAGAAAACAAAGAAGTTTTTTTCATTGCCGGGCGTTTGGCGCCATTTTTATGATCATAAAATGTTGGATCTGAATTTGTATTCGATATACCAACCTTATGAAATATCAACTTCCCATCCCTTGCCTGTTCGACCACATCTGCCCAACTAATAGGAATCGTCGAAGATGTTACAGCAATAATATATACAGCCGGATCGATCTCCTCCCTTAACATTTTATAATCCATATCATTTCTAAGCCCAACGACATATCGAAACTGAAGATTATTGGCCGACTTGATTTGATGCTCCATTAACATATTATTGAAAAGCAAGTCGTCCATTACTTAAACTCCCCCTCAACCATCAACTCAGTCAAACATGCAACCAAATTTACTTCTTGGTCTGCAACAAACGCAGACTTATACTGATAATCTGCCAATGTAATTACCGTCTGAGGAATTGAAGACGGTGCCAAGTAATCATACATCGAATCATAAATCTTTCGATATATCTTTTGAGGATCATTATCGATATTCAATGCAACCCACTTACGCATCTCTTTGAAATTCTTTTCTTTCAATGCACCCATCAAATCTTTCATATTGACATCGGAAATCTGCGTTAGAATTCCTGTGTCAATTGTTCCGCTCGATGAATACCTTTGAAGCTCATTGAGAACACGACGAAAATCGGGAAAGTATCGAGTGATTAGTTCAGCCACTACCTTCTTATCGTAAGTAATATTCTCGTTTTCCAGAATCTCAATAATGCGGCGCATGAACATGGCAGCCATCGTCTGCCTATCACCATTGACAATCTTGAAATCAATAACCGAACACCGAGAATGAATCGGTGCGATAATTCGATTCTTGAAATTACAAGTAAAGATGAAACCACAGTTACCAGAGAACTGTTCGATGAACCCACGCATTGCAGGTTGCGTCGATTGAGGATTTAGATAATCAGCCTCATCAATGATAACAATCTTTCTCCCACCACTAAAGCTAACGGTAGATGCAAAGTCTTTGATCTTAGTTCGTAGAACGTCGATCCCAGACTCGTCACTGCCATTAATCATAATATAGTCAGCATTAATCTGGTCACACAAAGCACGCGCAACAGTCGTCTTACCGACACCCGGCCCACCACTCAAAAGTAGATTAGGAATCGATTGCTGATCTACAAATTCTTGAAATGTATCCTTAATGCTCTGCGGAAGAATACAGTCGTCTATTGCCGTTGGTCGATACTTCTCAACGAATAGAAACTCATCACGAATTTTCATCAATTATCCTTGATTGTAAAACGTATCGTTATGCTCAAGAGCGATCCAATATTCTACCACATCATTGGTCGATTGGAAATGTGCAACCTTCTTATCTGGATAAATCTCGACATTGTAATCAAAACTCAAAATCTTGATATTATCAACCTTAAACACAAACTGAAATTCGACATTATCTGGTCGCATAGAATCGATAGTACCACCAGCGAACTTATTGCTCGTAGGGTTCTTGACATCTTCGACAGAAATCTCAATCCCATCACTATCATGATTCCGAATGACAAGATTAGGCAAACTAAGAACAGCCGATGCCTTCTGCAAGGACTTCATCTTATCGTTCGTCAAGGTAAACGTCACCTTATCGCCATCAAGCTCCAAACGATCCTTAGGCGGAACTGTAATAGTTCGCGGATCTGCATACACATAATTGAAATACGATCCATTGCCGTTAGACACCTTAACGGACTTATCACTAAACTCAAACTCTGGCGAATCAAACATACTAACTGCACCAAGAAACTGGCTCAGGTCATAAATGCAAAACTCAGTATCGAAAGTCTCTTCGACCTTTGCATTAGCCAAAACTGAATTGGTACTTGATACCGTAACAATGTTAGAACCAGGCTTTACTTGAATCTGCGTATTCAAATCGGTAAAGCTACTCATAATATTCAATGTGTCATTACTAATCTTCATTTACTATTCCTTTTCTTTGACTTGTCAAAATCTCTACATTGAAAATAATATTATATCAAAAATAAGAGGTCCTGTCAATGCTCCGTATCACTAAAATGCATTAGCAGTATAATGTAGTGGGCTGCCTTAACCAGGTCAAGTCTATTATGACCTTTTTTCTTACCATATCGAGAAAGGTACTTAATCGCATTGGCTTGGCAAAATGGCACAGCAATATCAATAGAATGAAGTAGATCCTGTATCTGGACTTCATTCTTACCAACATAGTGTTGCCCGTATGTTGACTCTATGTAATTCTCAATTTCTTTGAGAATAGCCTTTTCGTTATACTTCAAGACGATGCAGCCTTCTTCTTCTTTCGTTCCTCTTTTCGCTTTAACATTTCTTCCCTTCGTCTCTGCGCGCGATTCTTTAATTCATCTGATTGCTCTCCAATATTAGGCAAAGACAGTGGTGGAGCAGGTGGCGGCGCAGGAATATTCAAAGGTGCTCCTTGAGGCTTATCGTATCCAACTTTAGCTGCTTCCTGATCAATCAACCCACCATGTGTCGCACCAGGAACTTCAGCTAATGCAGACAATGTACCAGAGAAGTTGTATGTGCCAATATGAATTGTTTCCATCCATGGGCACAACCAAGTCTTAATACCAATCTTTCGAGCCCACTGACAGAACATGTAATCTTCTGATAGATACCTTTGTGTGTCTGGACAAATGACAGTATCGAAAAATGCATGAATCATTCTCTTACCATCAAAATGTTCAGAACGATTATGATCGGGACGATATTCAAACTCTGGATATGCTTCTTTCCATTTGAGTAGTGCTTCACGCTGAATCATCATAAAGCCTGTACCAGTTTCTAATACTTCAACCGGTTCGCCTAATCGAATTTCATTAGTACCCTGTGCTGGATTGAATACAAAGTCACCAACCAATCGCTCAAGCCTAGCTGGATCCTGATCTGCATATCCAGTCTTTACTGCATGTGCAATTCTCTCCCATGCAATACACTTTTTAGGATATGGTGCACCAATAATAGGCATATCATTACCTGGCTCTGATAGTGCGAGTAGTGCTAAAACATCATTGGGATTAAAACTGATATCCGAATCGATAAACATCAAATGTGTCATATTTGATCGTAGAAACTCATCAACCAGATAGTTTCTAGCACGAGTAATTAGTGATTCGTTAAACAGATAAAAGAACTTGCACTCAATGCCATGTTGTTGTGCGAGCATGGATAGATCCACACAAGATTTTGCATACATCCCATGACACTGGCCACCATACATTGGTGTTGCAACAAAGATAGATCGTTTTTGTAATTCGGAAATAGGAATAGACTTCTGCATCAAATCACCTTAATATAAATCGCTTCGCGATTGTTGACGCTCACTGCGTTCGCGTCAACGACCTGGTTAATGATATAACATTAAGGCCTAGGGCCCTCAATGACTATAAGGATATGTATAATAGCAGGAAATAAAAGAAGTATACCAGTTTACTTCAGAATGAAAATGGAGCCTTCTATCCGACTTGAACGGATGACCTGCTCATTACGAGTGAGCTGCTCTACCACTGAGCTAAGAAGGCAAAATTTTTTTGGTGGGCCCCCTCGGAATCGAACCGAGAACCTACGGGTTAAGAGCCCGTTGCTCTAGCCTATTGAGCTAGGGGCCCACGTGGTGCACCTGGCAGGACTTGAACCTGCGACCCGCTGCTTAGAAGGCAGCCGCTCTATCCAACTGAGCTACAGGTGCATATATATTAGTACCTACCCCTCACCAAAGAGGTTTGCGTTGTGTCACACAAAGGACAAACAAAAGTGAAACTGTCCTCACCGTATGCGTTTTCTTGAACATCAATAAACTCTACGGATTGTGTGTCTTGCCATTCATCGCAATCTTTACACCAACATTCGTACATAATCTATCTCTTTTATTTGAAAAATGGTACCGGGTGCGGGACTCGAACCCGCAAGACCATACGGTCGGGAGATTTTAAGTCTCCTGCGTATACCAATTCCGCCAACCCGGCTAAAAATTAATTAATGACCTGGATGGGATACATGTATTGGCGTTAATGGATACTCTTCATTGAGCCATGGTCTAGGATTCTTTCCTTTACCATCCCAAGCGGCGACTATGCCTTCTCGTAGTAAAATATCTTGTATTCTAACCTCAATCATACGAGGTATATTACTTTCAAATGTGTTATCTTCTTGTTTAAGATAAACATCAGCCAACCACCTACCAAAGCTATCTGCCTTAAAGGTGATGATACGCGATATTGGACATTCGTTTAGCAGAGACTCTACTCGATTTTTAGCAATCAAACCATATGCACGTTCATCTCCTCGAATTTCTGGTGCATTAATTCCTGCTAATCGAAATCTATGTTTTACGAAAATATGAAAACCCAAATCTAAATTAAAATCCAATGTATCTGCATCTACAATTCTATCGAGAGTTACGTTATGGTAAATAAACGTCTTGTCCATAATTAAATACTCCACATTCCAATCATAGCTCCACCGATTCCGAAAAATACAACATCAATCGACCTATCAAACAGATGCAATCGTCGCCTTTTCTTCCACTGTTCCCATTCTCTGATCGTTCCGCAAATCGCTGCACTACCAATACAACCTATCACTTGATCGGGTATAACTATCACAGGAAGTAGAACTAAAATTGCATATACGATATGACCAACTTGATCGATAAATTGCTTTTTGAAATCCCAAGGTCTATCTGCCCAAAATGTATGATCGAAATCCATTATCAATCCTTTTTATTAGAGGATGCATAACCATCTGAATACCAACCTCCACCTTTAAGAACAAAGGTGGATGCAGAAATACATCTTTTCGCTTTATTGGATCCGCATTCTGGACAATCGGTCAAAGGCTCTTCGGTAATTTTCTGAATGGCTTCAAATTCATGCTCACACTTCTGGCATATATAATCGTATGTTGGAGCCATCCTGTTTCCTTTTCTTCCGTCTCCTCCTCCACCAGAGAAAGAGAATCAATCCGATCCAAAATCCGTCTCTATTATATAGCCTTTTGCGTCTCATATGATCAGATCCAATCCCCAGAATCTCGGAGCTAAAAGCCTATGTGACGCGGCGGAGGTCGCCCTCTCCGGGCTTTTTCTGTATAGGTCTGTGTATTGACTCTAATGCTCAACAGAACCGCCCTGAGAGACCGCTCACGCCGGCGCCTATTTTGAGATATCCATCATAGGGATATAGACTCTAGCAACTAGAATCTCTCTAATATCCTTCTCGAAATCACTTCTACAGGTGCAATGTTGAGAATCCGACGAACAGGAAAGATGTGTATGATAGTCTTCGGTTATATGTTTGGCTGCTTCGGAAAGCACAGCCTCTAGTTTATCTGACATATCTTCTACATGTATGGTAGATACCATGAATTTGATGCCTCGTACTTTGTTGGAATAATCTATTTATAATATCAGGAAGACAATAGATATGACGAACAGAAAAACCAGAGAAGCACGACTGTATATACCAACATAGACACAATCATGATTATGCCAGAATCTTCGGGATCGGGATCATTATCATCATTCATCGTCCAATATCCTTTGCCATATTCATGCTCGTGATATACTGATATGCACCTTTATTGAATGCCGGTGCAACCTGTTTGGACTTGAGTGCAGCTTGTTTATTGGCAATGCGCCCACCGCAATCCAAGCAAGTATCGTAACCAAGAGCTTGTCGTTTAGCTGAAAATTCCTCTTCGCAAACCTTACACTGCGCCAAACTCAATTCTCCCGAGGCCACACAAAGGGCTCCATCACATCACCAATATTTCGTTTTGGTGAATGATCGAAATCGAAACTACAGCCAGTAATATCGGCATTTGATAGATTGCAAAAACGCAGCCATGCGTCTGTGAAATCTGAACTCGTAGCCGTAATGTTCTGCATATTACATTCGATCATAAACGCATCATGAAAATTCGATCCAGTCAACTGAGCCGATTCGAAATTACAATAGTCCATAGATGCACTTGCAAAGTTGGCATCAGTCAAACACTCCTTAGAGAAATCGAACTGATGCCCCTCTTTACCCTGCGACTCTAGCCACAGCTTATGCTGCCGAATTAGCAGATTCTTGGCATCCTTATAGGTCTGATTATCACAAGTTTCCATTTTACTTTCCTTTCGTATTGGGGTGTGCCGGAGTTAAATTATCCATCACTCGTCCTCCCATCCGGGTAGAAGTGTATCGCATACTTCTGATGGCTCCATCCCGGTGGCTTCTCCGTATGCGTCGGTCAGGGCACTCATAAGATTCCAGCACGAACTTTCTTCATTTTCTTTCTTGTTGAACATTAGAGCGGCATAAAGATCCTTTATGTACGATGCGAGCCACTCCTCGCTTTCCTCGCCAGCAGGAAAGTCCACTGTTACTGCCTTGAATCCCATCACCCTATCCTCCAAAGATATGTCTCCAAATAAAATCAATAAAAATAATTACCATGAATATCATCACCAGCGGATCATTGTATACGGTATAAAAAACATCTAATGCTTTTTGTTCAACATCATACCAATCTATATCATGAAACCATCTTTTCTTCATCATGATACCTCTTAATCGCATTAAGGCGTCCCAACTACTTTGGCGGGCTTATGTTCTAGGGATATTTGCACACCATTACCGACTACTGCATTTGCATCAATGGTGACATCTTTAGCCCGCTTGCAGGGCTTACAGTACACGCGAAGCACTTGCCGTTTACGGACAACCGTGCCTTGCCCTTTGGCGCCATGCTCATAGATAGGAGGCGCGCCACTCAAATAGCGGTACACGATATCTTTGTCGTCTTTGCAATTGGAGCAAAGGAACTTGACAACGGGCTTTTTGACATCGCCATCATTCATATATATTATGATATCTCCCAAGTTTTGGCTACCATTAGTAGATACGGAATCTCATCTACAGATACATTACCGGCTACGTCATCACCCGGATCAGTGCCATACGCATATGCCCAGAATGATTTGGTGTACCACACACCATTATCGTCATACAATGCTACTTCGACCGAAGTCTTAGGCTTTTCGCTAATATCAATTTCGCGATCGGAAGAATATGACCCTCGCCCTACGGCCATGCTGAAGGTAAGGCCGTTCTCAAATTTGAATGCGATGTTTCGCACTTCAACGTCTTGCGTGGAATCCGCACCAAACGTACTCGCAACATCAGCCGCCACGAATAGGCTACTTCCCGCCATTCATACTCCGATAAAAAAAGATGGGGGGGCCATAAAGACCCCCCGTATTAGTTGGAAAAGTATTCACCGAACATATCGGTGTACATTTCCTTGTTGTGGCGAACCATCTGATTTTCAGAAATCAGAACGGTCTCAGGTCCTTCGATGCCTTCAGGGTTCGTCCCGTCCAGATCGACCAACACCTCGTATACGGGGCAATCCCGTTCGTCCGTGTTGTGACCAATGACCTCACCTGGAATGAACTTATTCAGGTCCCACTCACGCCAAATATACTCGACCTGTGTTCCTACAGGAAGCATAGGAAACTGAAACGGATGTGTAAACGGATCCATATAGATCATACCTCTTTTGTTTAGTTCTTCGCCAAGTCTTCGACCGTCATACCCTTCAGGCGCCGACGATCTTCGGGCGAATACGAATCATGATTCTGCGGAGCTTCTCCACTATTCGCCAACTTATCGAAACCGTAGCCGATTCCCTTGGTCGGCATCGCGAGAACCGCAGAGGTTGCACACACCGTACCGCCAATCAGCGACACAGGGAGACGAAACACCAATGCGACAATCGAGTTACCGACTGACGGCGTGCGATCCCGACGATCACCAACCGCCCACTTTGCGAGAGTGCAACCGCTATACGTCAGACCATCCAACGTATCTGCGCCAGCATCCGCAGCCACAGCAACACCACGAGCGACCTCGCGCCCCTGCTTCTCAACCACCTCACCGATCACCTCGCCGGCAGACGGCTCAGAAGAGTGAGCTTCCTCACAGTACATCGTGACCGTACACGCGGTCAGTGCCAACAAAGCCATATGGCCAATACGCATCATTATTCTCCTTATTTTTAGAACAGCGTATGTCTCAGATTATATATTACTTATCGACAGAAGTCAATGGATTCTTTAATACCATTTTGAGTAATATTCTTCTACATTAGGATTCCCCCTGCCTCAACGGCCCGGCCGCGCCCGATCCCCGGTAAGCGACAGCAAAAGCATCAGAATCCCATCCCCCACGGAATCTAATCTGACCGGAATGATTGCATTTCAGACACTCAACCAAGGCTAGTGTGCAGTCTCGGTCTGCAAAGTGCCATGAAAGAGCGATCCGCTCTCCACATTTGGAACAAACGAACTTCGGTTGTTGATTCTGCAATTCTTCCATCTATTTCTTCCCCTGTATCACGCCACGAGAACCTTCGTCATCATACGCACGAATCGCCTCTGCGAGCCACTCCTGAATCTGACTGCCCGACGCCGATTTCAAAACCTCGACACCTCGAGGAGAATCACGACGCCCCACAGCAGCAGCAGCAGCAGCAGCAGAAGACACAATGACACGAACATGCACATTTGAAGCATGAACCCACTCGACGTGACCATCGGAACCGTTGTCGACCCATTGCTCGATGAACCACAGCTTTTCCTGCGACCACGTGCCGCTGAAGGGCTCGCCAGCCTTTTCGTACTCTTCGACAAGCTGCGTATAGTCGAGCCATTCGCGAATTTCCATGTCATCCTTGAACATGAATGGATTCCGATACAGACCCGCTGTGGCGAAGCGCATGATCGAGAAGTCTTCGACATCAGGAAGGTCGCGAATACCATCGACTACGAACTCAGTCGGCAGCACCTTCTGGTGATAGTCACTGTAGAAGACGTTGGATTGCGACAAAGGGACATTCGTTTCCACGACACGAAACGGATTCGCGGATTTCACAACACACTCTGCTCGTCGTCGATGCTTCATTATATAACACTCCTATAAATTCTCGACTTGTTACTGGTGACAACTTCTCGAAAAATCGATTCAATTCCTTGTTCCATTTTCACACGCGCAGAAACATTCGCAGAGTGAACCTTGATCACACTCGGAAGAGAAATATCACCACTGAATGCATGTTCTTCCATCCACAGAACAACATCGTAGCCAGTACCGATACCATCGTCGTCCCCGAGGTCGTGGTCGAGCGAAATGTGCGACACCATTTCTGTTTCCAGAAGCGCAATCGCCTGCGCTGGTGTCTTCACCAACACCCAAGAGCCGTCGGGCGGGGTACGTTCGTCGTCCAGGTAAACTTTGAGCATATGATTATCTTTTCGCACTTTCAAATATTGTATATCTTTAGATCGCCACTAGAGGATTTGGGCGAAACACATGCTCTCCAGTATGACCACAGAGCATACACTTGATCCGCACTCGCAGACGATTCGGATCAGCCATACCCGAATTAGACTCGCCGGATGTATCGTAAGACGCGTATGCGAGACGCAACCATTCTCGCATCTTCATAACAGTCCTCTGCGGTTCGTTACAGGAAGAACACACGACACCACCACGGTCTGCAAGGATTCCCATGATCAGCTCGATACGGTTTCTTTCTATAATAGGGGGATCAGGAAACATGATTCTTCCACGGCTCAATTCCAACCTGGCCGAGAGCTTCGTCGATGATGTGCATTGCTTCGCTTCCCGACGGAACCAACTCGCGCACTTCCAAGAGTGCTTCTGCAAGGAAACCGTGGCGGCGCCGTGCAGCAACCTGTTCAGATGATGATGATGATGATGTGATACTTTCCATTATATTTCTTTCTGTCTGTTCTTTTCATTCCAATCAATATTCAGTGCCTCGCAGGACACCAGAGCTTCGTGATACCAATCAAACTCGGCAACGTCACGCTTGATCTTATACAACCCAATGTTCAAGGCTTTTTCATCATATTCAAAAACTTCATACTTTTCAGTTTCGCTATTATGCTTAAATCCAAATTTCATATTTTTTTGCTCCATGCAAAGGTTATTGTTCTTTCATTGAAATGGGGTGAACGAGGGGAATCGAACCCCCAACTTCCAGAATCACAATCTGGCGCTCTAACCAATTGAGCTACGTCCACCAAGGTACAAATGGTCGGGGATGCAGGATTTGAACCTGCGACCCTTCGCTCCCAAAGCGAATGCTCTACCAAACTGAGCCAATCCCCGAAAATTCCGTGAATAAAGTGATTTTTGCTCCAGGAAAAAAATGGATCCGAGGGAAAAAAATAGACGGCAACTTGAATATACCTCTTTTCCCAATAGTATTAGGGGGTTAACGGCTAGGGGTGTCACGGTTAACCCATCACGCGGCATGCCGCGAGCCGTATACACCAAAGCCAGTCACACGGCTGCACCCTGCTAGAGCAGTGGCGGCTTACACACGATTACCGTGCGACTGGCGAGACGCTAGAACGGGATCAGCTCCTCATCCTTTGCGTTGCTCTCCTCCTCGACCACAGGCACACTCTCTACAGCCTCCTCAGGAACACCAGCCGTTTCATCCACCTTGGTGTAGAGGTCGAGGAAGGAAGCCTTAGTCTCCTCATCGAAGCGAGACAGCCCGAGCGTGATAGCCTTCATCTTATCACGGAACATGGCATACGCACCCACGATGTGGACGAGGCGCCGCGTAGCAATAAGCTCATCGACACCCCCCTCATAGTAGGTCTTCCGGATGATGTCAGCCCAATTGACCAGCTTGGCTGCGAACTCATCATCAGCCACGCCCCGAGAAGCCAGCTCCTTCTTCATGATCTTGGTTTCGACCGCGACCGAAGGATACTCCTGTTCGAGAGTAATGGGGTAGCGGTCAAGGAACGCTTCGTTCATGATATTCGCACCGATGAAGCGGCCAGCTTCATCGCCCTTGCCCTTGGTGTTCGCCGTTGCGATGATATTGAAACCGGGAGTCGGCTTCACAATCTCGTTGATCTTCTTCAGGAGAAGCGGCTTGCCCTCAAGGACGCCCTGGAGGCACATCAGGTTCTCAGTGCCCTGGTCGACCTCATCGAGGAGGAGCAAAGCGCCGCGGCGCATGGCTTCAGGCACAGGGCCGTCGAACCAGACCGTCTCGCCGTCAACCAAGCGGAAGCCCCCGATCAGGTCTTCCTCGTCGGTCAGCTTGGAGATAGGAACACGGAAGCATTCCCGCTTCGCCTTCGCGCAAGCCTGCTCGACCATCAGAGTCTTACCGTTTCCGGAAAGCCCCGTGATGAAAACCGGGTAGAACATGCGGGATTCAACGATTGTCACCACATCCTTGAAGTGACCGAACGGAACGTAGTTCGGGAACAGGTCGGGGATCGCCGACTCGGTGACAGCCGCAACCTTTGCGAGCGCCACGGGGCTTTTCACCTCGGGCGCAGGCTGCATCGGGATGACCGGTGCAACCGCAGCAGCCGGAGGCGGTGCTACAGGAGCAGCCGCGACCGGCACGGGAGGCGCGACCGGCGCCGCCTCAGAGGCTTCCGCACTCGGGATGCGGAACTTACCGCGACCAGCGCGGTGAGCCTTGTCATTGATCATCCACCAAGGGCGTGTGACGCCCCCCATGGACTCACAAATGGCGTCGATGTCGGGATAGCCGACAATCGAGCCAGCGGGGTAGCCAGCGGCTTCAGCCGCGCGGACCCACGCTTCCTGCTTCGGTTTCAGAATCAAACTATAGTCTCCTCAATTGAAATGTGAATAGGATCGAGTAGAATCTCGCTGAGAGCGGGACGCGGCTTGGCGCCGTCGCAGGCGAGGAGCAAAAATAGAGAGAGAATCACTCGGAGCATCACCCTAATTATAGCCATTCCTGAGCAAAAGTCAATAGAAATGGCTGACTGGTCAGTAAAATAACCGAGAAAGTTGGCTGACCAGTCAGATAGTGGCGAAAAGTCACAATTTCCGTGTTCAAACAGCCACCATTTCGATGAATTTTCGCAGAATCACCCGATTCTTGACCTTTCCGCTGCTGGCCTTTGAGAACGCCTTCTTGATCGTTCCCTTGCGAGCACCAGTCAGGCTATCGTCGAGAACGGTGTTCGCCGTAGCGTCCATCGTGTTAACGGGCAGCAGGAAGTAGGAGCTCCATCCGACCTTGGGGTAGTAAACAACGCCACCATCGGACTTGCAGAGTTTCCATTCCTCTCGAATGGCGGTATTAACAGCCGCGGCGTTGAAGTTCTCCTTCAGCATTTCCCAAAGCGGATGATCCGTATCGCGAACAGCGGCCGCGATGTCATTATTGAAGGACCGCTTGTCCGGAGTCAGGAACATGTTCGAGAGCGTCGAACCGGTGCGCACCTTGAAGTATTCAATGGCTGCACGGTCAAAGGCTGCGGCCGCATCGCGGAAGTCGGCGTTGAGACTCCATTCACGCTTAGAAGCATGGTCGCGAACAATAGTCTCATGACCATAGCCGTAGTGCCGCCTCTCACCACTATTTTCGGAAGGATCGTATACAGCCGACGGGCAGTAGCCTTCACCATCAGTCAGGAAGATGGTGTGAACAATCTCACAGCCATTCGCCTTGCGGAAGCGATTCACCACAGGCGTCGCACTCATGATCGCCTGCGACAGAGGAGTACCACACAAGCCCAACCAGCGAGGAGAAGCAATCGGGACATCATAGCCCATCATAGTCTGGAGTGCGGTCAGCCCGCGGAGATGCTCATTGAACTTGGAGTTACGAACCGAACTGGAGAGCAGGTGGAGCAGAGAGAACTGCCGCCGGCGCCGGCCCTCGTTAACCACATAGTCGCCGCGCTCCAGCTTCTCGCGGTCGATGATCGGCCTGTCGATCGATTCGCCTTCGGCATTGGTGAACATCGGAGCACCACAAGCAGCATCGCTGAAGGCATACACGTCGAACGGAATGCCAATGCGCTTGCAGAACATCGCCATCACCTTGACCTGGTCGATCACCGCATTGATACTCATAGACATAGAGCCAGACCAGTCAACGTACATGACCATGCCATGATTCTTGCCCTTGGGGAGCTCCACAGCCCGCTTGAATACGTCATCATCCCACTTGTGACGATGAAGGCGATTGGTATCGAGCGATCCGGACCGCGTAGTGCGAGCCCCGAGGCGCGCAGAAGCAGCCTTCCGCATCTCGAATTCCTTCGCGAGATAAGCCACAATCGGCTTGTTCTTACTCACAAACTCGTCGTGGACCTTCGCGATGTGCTTTACAGTAGCATCATATGCAGCCTCGTGGCCACTCCCACGATAGTCGCTCATATGGCGCGCCACCTCTCCATAGATATAGTCAGGAGAGATGATCAGGTTGTCGAGATTCCAAGCCTCGTCGCGAGGGAAGGAAGTGTAGATCGGAGGCCGATTATCGCCGCGACTGGTATCAGCCACCAGCTCGCGCTCGGACTCACTCTGGGCTTCGTCCGTCTCGCAGGTCGGACCGTCACCCTCACCAACACCAGGACCATTAGAAGAGGAAGCTCCCTCAGGGGAATCTGATGAATCCGAAGATTCTCCCTCATCTCCCTCAGATTCGCTCTCGGAGCTAGAATCGCTCGAGGATTCATCATCCTCCCCCGAGCCAGATGAATCGGCGCCTTCCTCGTCGGAATCACCAGCGCCATCGCCGTCAGTAGAGGAGCTCGGAGAATCATCATTCTCCCCCGAGGGAGCTTTGGACTCACCACTCTCGCCACTCTCGCCGTCTTCATCGGACTCGCCAGCCTCAGCATCGCCGGGCTCGTAGTGAGTATCAGTCTCCGCTTCATCGGAAGCCATGTACTCATAGATGGCTTCAGCCGCAGCGACAGCATCCTTGAAGGATTCAGCCGCAGCCACAGCCTCGACGAACAGCTTCTCCTCATCGGAGAAGACGATCACATCGGAGAAGCCTTTGTGGAACAGGTTGATCCGGTCGACCAGCCCCATGGAGTTGGGATCGCGATCACCGAGACGGAAGAAGTCCGCTTCGCGGAGCACCTTGAATGCAGAAGCGTAGGAGCGCCGAGCCCCAGGGTACTTCCGCTTCTGGCGCTTATCGACACGCGCGTCCTCACACACATTGATAAACCCCTTGAATTTCGAGGGGTTAGCATGATCCATGACCGCACGCTCCCATGCATCCATAGGAGTGTGCAAAGCGTGACCGGTCTCGTGGACCAGCAGCATATCGTAAACGTCCTCGGACATCTCCTTCCACATGGGAAGGCAGAGAATCCGATGCTTTACGTCGAAGTACGCGGTTTCGACCTCGCGATGCTCGACGGTGATGTTCTCACTCGCCAGCAGCTTCGCAAGCCGAGACTTGGCGCCGACAGATACAGTAGAGATAGACATTAGGAGAAGAGCTCCTTGAGGATGAGAGTCGCGATGGCAATCGCAGCGTAAATCAAAGGCATATAGCCCCCCGGATCAGTACAAATTATAGACAATTCTGAGCGAATGTCAATGGGTCGAGCGAAAATAGTTCGCCCGTAAGTGCGCGAAAACGCAGGGGAAATAGACTTTAATTAAACATTAAGGCAGTGAAAGTACGCAAGCGGCCACATAATTCGCGACACAGTAGATAAATACGACAATATTAAACGCGTTTTTAGCCATTTTGACTCTCTCCCTCTTACAATATACTTATCGTTACAACGTCGCCGTAGCTTTAGCGAAAAATCGAGTTTTCCACAAAAAAACTGGGGGCCGGGGCGGAACTCGGCGGCCGTTCGCGAACACGCTAAGATCCCTCAAAGGACGCGCTAAGGTTACATTATAGAGGCTACATTCTTTTTTCGATACGCAACGTCTCGTATCTCTCTCACACACATTATCACCTTTTTTGATGCTTTTGCCCATTCTATTGATATTTGGGTTGTTGTTGTTGTTGTTTTTGTTATTCGTTTTCATCCAGCCACTTATCAAGAACCTTATCTAGTCGCTTATACTCATTAGTAGAATCTTTCCCCAGTTGTTTAAGAACTGACACTGTGGTCTCTAATTGTTTGATGGTCTTAGATACATTAATTTGGACTTTACCGTCGCCAGGCTCGAACTTTCGACGATCACGGTCAATTGCCTTTAGGTCTTTGATGATGAAGTTAATGTTCTGCAACGCACCCGTGCGTAGCGTTGTCTCTTCCTGCCAAGGTCGTCTCAGATCATCTAAAATTTTCAGAACTTTCGATATTTGACTCCCTGTCGTTCCTTCTACTTTCTTCTCTCCTCGGAGCTTACTTCCACCTATCTTGCCATACGCCTCGCGGAGATTACTTTGAGGTGCTTCATCCAATCCTGTTACACGCTCTCTATACATTCTTGCTTGCAGACTTGTTCCACTCATTGTTATTTTCTCCTTTTTTTTCGTGTTGATTTCGTAAAAGATGTGAGGAGGAGGAGGAGCTCCCGCTGCTACTGCTGCTGCTGTAGCAGTAAAAAAACTGCTGTTCTGTTGTGTTCTATTTATAACATGGCCTTAGTATACAGTTCATATGCTTTACTGATGAGCAGATAGAGCCCTCCATACCCCAATACTGCACATAACATAATTGCAAGGATTGTCCATATTCGGATCATAAAGATTTCGTACTTAGTTTCATTTATCATGTTTCTGCCCGTTTTTTAACTTTTATTCTTTTTTTTGTTATTTTAACCAGTTGCCAGTATAGAAATATCCCAACTAATATGAGTGTGGAGGCCGAAGGCTCGGGGACACAGATTGGCTCGCTCCATTCACTGCTAATAATACTACTACTACTACTACTAATACTACTACTTGATGAATCATACTCTTGGATTGCTCGTGCTCTCACCCAATTCGTTTCTGGATGAATCCATGTTCGCACCCAATAACATTGAGTATTGTTTGGATGGTCATGTTGTTGTTCTGGGATTCCCGGAAAGGGGAGCCCTGTGAAGAGTGAGCATGGGACTTGATCCACAAATTCATCCATCCAATAGATATCGCTCCAACCTCCATCACCTGATCCTGGAGTGATATCAGAGGATTCTTGGAACTCCCACATGTCCGGTTGTTGCCCTGTTTTGCGATTAGGTTCTTGTAGAAACTTTACGATATATTCTCTAGGATACATGTCGAAATGATATTATTCCCCCACTACTGCCTTTCCGAAATTTATTGCAAAGAGCGTAAAATCTGGACCACCAACGACACCATCCATATTCAAATCAGCCCGTTCAAGGACAGAGTATGATGACAGTGGAACAGTTTCTTCGCTCACAATTCCTTCCTGTTCTTCCCATAGATCGTCAATGGTTGTTCCAGTATTATTGAACATGGAAGAAGTGTCCCCGGCAATATAGGTTCCTGTGGTTTCTTCTTCAAGACCCGGAGCAATCAAAAGCTCCAGCGTGATCTTGATGTCTTCCCATGCGGGCTGCGACGCAGTTTTACAACAAAGGTTATTCAATCTAATTTCAGTAACCGGAAGTGGAGTTCCTGTTGTGGTGTCCAAAAGAATAACATAGATTTCTGGATACCCACCATAGCCTGTTGTACGAAATCCAATATGACTGAATGGAAAAGGTGTTCCATCTGCTGCACCATCGGCAAGGTGATTAACTGGATTCTTCCATGCTTCTGTTTCGGTGCATGATGCAGAGTATGATTCGTCCGGCTCCCCGGTTCCCACTGCAAGGATGCGGCTTCCTGTAAGATCGGCATAGAAATAATACCCAGTAGCAACGGGAACGATGTTGGGGAAACTATTGAATGGTCCGACTGTTCTGTCCAATCGTGCGAGTGTCTCAAAGTTTTCTGGTGGAACAATCATTCCGTGCGTCTCTGCACCAATGGTTCCCTCTGCCCAAGGTCTTCCCCAGAATGGGTTGATTGGATCATTCATGGAACCTCTTCCAACGGGACCAAGATCCAGACCCTCTTGACAAACATTGAGTGTCTGTGTGGCCAGCCAATCGGCTGGGTCTGCTTGAACCTTTGAAGATGTTGTTAGTGTCAACAGCAATACCAGAAACATAATCTTAAACATAATTTAC